GGTCCGCAAGGGCCGCCTGGAGAAGCGGTTCGACTCCGCGCTACACCTCTAACCAGCGAAAACAAGCGAGGCTCCCATGGGTTTGCCAGGCACCATTCCGATCGCCATCGTCGCCTCCGGCACGGGCGGATCGTCATCGACGACGACGTTCACCTTCGGCGCCGTCGGCAGCGGATCGCTGAATCTTCTGCCCTCGGGCAACTACCAATTGCAGATCGTCAGCGCCACGGGCGTGACGCTCGGATTCTATGCGGTTACGAGTTGGTCGCCCATGGTCCGCCAGCCTGGCGCCTACGACGTGGGCACGCCGCCAACCTTCGGCGCGGCCACGACGTGCACCCTGGCCACCTCGCCGGGCACGACCGGCACATCCATCACCTGGAACCTGGTGCAGAACGCCGTCTTCACGCAACAGGGCCTGATGAGCTACCCGTCGGACGCCAACGGGTACCCGCTCAACCAGGCCGGCGGCATGACCATGACCGGCGGCTCGGTCACCCTTGGCACGGCCGGCACGCCCTCGCAGCTCTCGGCTGCCAGCGTGCCCTGCAAGATGGTCGTGATTTCGCCCTCGGTGGCCAGCGGGGCCAGCAGCGGCGTCACCGTCACCGTCGGCTCGTCGAGCGCGGGCGTAACGGCTGGGCAGGGCCTGTACATCTTGACCACCTATTCGGGCAGCGCGGTGCAGACGCAGCCGCCGCCGGTCACGTTGCAAGTCTCCGACCTCTCGCAGGTCTGGGTCAAGTCAAGCCTCGCCAACGACGTCATCGGCTTCGTCTATTTCGTTTGATCGCCAGTCCCCCTGACACGAACCCCTGGCACGAGTCCCTGACATGAAAATCCAACTCCTCGAGCGCCGCATCTTCTCCGATGTCGGTGCCATCTGCGATTACCGCGAGGACCTGGCCCGCCGGCTGATCGCCGAAGGCCGGGCCAAGCTCTACGTGGCCGATGGCAAGAAAAAGCCCGCCATGGATCCGGAACCGGTCCAAGAGCCGGCGAAGGAGCCGGCGGCGAAAGAATCCCTGCCCGCCGCCCTGGTGCCCGAACCGCGCGAGCAGGAGCGCATGACGCCGGCGAGGTCCCGCAAGCGCGGACCGTGGAGAAATTAGGTTTCCGCTTTCCAGGTGTCAGGCGCCTGCTTCTCCCCCGAAAGCCATGTGGAGAAAACGGGACTAGGGAGGTGAACAAAAAGGGCCGTGGGACGTGCACAAATATCAGTCTGACACCTGACACCTGACGCCTGACACCTGACATGGCTTACCATCGAACCCAAGAGCTGCTGATCACGCCGCCGGCGATCGAGCCCGTCTCGATCACCGAGGCCCAGCAGCATTTGCGGTTGGATGGCCAATTCGACGCGGATTACATCCAGGCCCTCATCGTCACCGCGCGGACGATCCTCGAACAGTACTGCTGGAGCGCGTTCATCACGCAGACCTGGCAATACTGGTGGGATAGATACTGGTGGAAAATGTTCATCCCGCGGGCCCCCATCAACACGGGGTGGAACAGCGGGGCGATCGCCAGCACCTCCTGGGCCGGCAACGTGGCCACGGTCACACTCGGCACCGCCGCGCAGGACCAGTTCCTGAGCACCTTGTACGTCGGCCAGACGGCGATCATCTCGGGGGTTTCCCCGACCGGGTACAACGGCAGCTTTCCGATCACCAGCCTGACCGCGACCGGTTTTACCTATTCGATCAGCACGAGTCTTGCGGCCGGCAGCGGCGGATCCGCGGCCACCGGCAATAACGGCGGCGTGCAGTGGATCCAGTATTTGCCGCCGCAAGGCAACTCGGCCGGACCGAGCTCGTATTTTACCTTGCCCTATTCGGTCTGGGAGACCTCGGCCGAAAACGGCCTGCCCTACATCCGCGCAGCCTGGCTGCAGACCTGGCCCATCACCCGCGGCTTCCGCGACGACGTGACGGCGCAGGTCGTCTGCGGTTACGGCCAGCTGGCCACCGACGTGCCGCTGCCCATCCGCCAGGCGATCAAGCTTCTGCTCACGCATCTGTACCTCAACAGGGGCGAGGCGCCCGCGGAAATGCCCAAGGCGATCGACGCGCTGATCGCACCGTACCGCTTCAAGGAATTTTGATAAGTCGGCGGTGTGAACCGAAATACGCCCCACCTTTCTCCGCCCGCTAGCCCATGGCGATCAGATACAAGCCCCCAGCGATCGGCAGTTATAAGAACCGCATGGCCATCCAGGCGGTCGCCACAGACGGCACGAGCGACGGCGGCACCGACGAGACGCCCAGCACGTTCACTTATATCTGGTGCTCGATCGAGTCGCTCGGCGGGCAGGAACTCTGGCTGGCGAAGGCCCAGCAGGACAAGGTCAGCCACCGCATCCGCTGCCTGTACCAGGCCGGCATCAGCCCCAAGATGCAAGGCAGCTACGCCGGCCGCACGTTCTACTTCACGAGCGTAGTCGACATCGACGAGCGGCACGTGGAGCTGGAGATTTTGGCCACGGAAGTCATCGCGACATGATCAATCCGTACATCGCGATCAAGAGCGTGCTGCAGAACGATGCGGCCACGCAGGCCGCCTTGAGCGGCGGCCAGATCTGGAGCTACTGGCCGCGGACCTACGCCACGCCGTGCATCGTCGTCGAGGTCGATAAGGACGACGAGCAGAACGATCTCAGCGGCAAAGCGCCCAGCGGCATGATGATCAGCGAGATCACGATCACCTGCCGGGCCGGCGATCCGGGCGGCGGTCTGGCCTCCTGGGCCGTCTGGGCTGCCGTCAAGGCGGCGCTGGCCGGTCAATCGATCGGCGGCATGGATTACATCCTCGACGACACGGCCGACAGCGCCACGCCCAAGAGCGAGGGCTCGACGGATCACTGGTACGACCGCGTCATGAGCTTTACGACGATCCGCAGCAGTTGATCCGCGGAAACGCCAAATGAGCACCGGACTGGAAGGCGTCGATAAGCTGCTGGGCAAGTTCAAGGATCTTGCCGATCACGGCATCCGCAAGGCGGCCAAGGCCGGCGTGAATGCGGGCCTGCAGCCGCTGGTGAGCGAGATCCGCAAGGCCGTCAACTCGGCCCCCATCTCGCCCGACCTGAAATCCGCGGTCCGCAAGACGTTGGGCAAGCGGATTTTGAAGAAAGAGAACCAGGACCTCACCGGCAAGGCCGGCTTCGGCGTCGGCAAGCAAGGCGGCGCGAAGGGCAGAGCGGCCAAGGAACGCGCCGCGGCCAGCGGGATGCGAGGCGTGGGGGTTTCCGCCGCCGACGTGCACTGGTTTGTCCTCGGCACGCAAGCCCGAGTTTCCGCCATGCACGCCGCTCCGATTCCCAACGCCCTGGTCATGCCGGGACTGAAGGGAAAGGCCTACCGGGCGGCGAAGGCGGCGGCAGCCGGGGCCGGCGACCAGATCCTGAGGATCACGAACACCGGCCGCATTGAGGCCATGCTGGCCGGTTTTGTGGAAAGCGCGGCCACCACGGCCGGCGCCCGCATGGCCACGGCCATGGCTGAAAAAACCAAACAAGTTCTGGCCGCCGAGGCGGCTAAATAACAGGAGTACCTATCGTGGCTCAGACGCTCAGCGGCACCAAAACCGGAGTCCTTTCCCAGACCATCACCTGCAATAGCGTGCAGGCGGCCCTCGCGCTCACGCCCAACGGCTCGGCGGGCCCGGCCTGGGGCGTAACGGCTCCCGCCGGCCTCACTGTCACGGCGATCGCCAGCAACGTCTTCACCGTGGCCAACTCCTTCTCGGCCGCCCCGGGCTGCGGCGGCAGCGGCACCAACGGCGCGATCAGCACCTCCGATATCGTGGGAGTCTACTGGACCACGGCCGCCGGCAGTTATTACAACTGCGGCTGTACGGTTTCCGCGGCCGGGGCCACGTCGGTTACGCTCACCGGCGGGACCTATGCCGGCAACACGGCGCTGCCGACGACCTTGACCGGCATCACCTCGATCATGCTGGTACCCGGCCAGAAGGTCACCAGCGACGTGAGCATCGTCTACTCGGCGCTCCAGCAAATGCTCGCCGTGAGCACGCAGATCGGGGCCGTCGAGTGGTACGACGGCGCAAACATCGAACGCGTCTCCTTCTTCCAGACGGCGAGCAACGGCGGCATCACCTTCGACACCTGGCCGACCACCTATCCATCGACGTCGAATCCATTCACGGGCACGATCACCACGCTCTATTTCTATAACTTCAGCGTGACCGTCTCGGCCACGATGCAGGCCACGGTGATCCTGACCTGAGAAACGTAGGGAGCAGAGCAGGGAGCAAGGGGTAATACCCCGGGCTCCCCGCTGCAAGCTCCCCGCTCCAAGCCCTTGGCTCCCTGCTTCACGCTCTTTTCCGAAGGACTTCCATCATGCAGCAAGTCAAATCCAAAGGGACGGTCTTGTCCGTCTACACGGGAGCCGGCTATACGGCCGTCGCTCAGGTCATCAGCCTCGATCTCCCGGAAATGGAGACCGAGACCTACGACGCCGACTATCTCGGCAACACGACCGTGGCCATTCCGTATCTGCCCACCGGGCGGACCGAGGGCGGCAAATGTTCCGGCGAGATCTTCCTCGATCCGGCCAGCTACAACGGCAACGGGCACAGCGTCCTGCTGACCATGCTCACGCAGACGCCGGCCGTGCCTTTCTCCGGCGGCCTGCCGGTGACCACGCCGGCCGCCTCAACCGGCGGCTGGGCATTCTGGCAGATCACCTTCGCCAATACCGACGGCGGATCGGGCGGCACCGGCCCGACGAGCTGGACCTTCGTGGGAGCCGGCTTCTCTTTGGGCGGCACGGTGGCCCTCAAGGACGGGCTCAAAGGCAAGTTCTCCATCAAGCTTTGCGGTCTGCCGACCTTCGGCAACTAACCGCGGCAAGTCGGCTGCGGCCGGTTCGCGTGGGCTTCCAGGGGCGCCCGCGCGGCCGCCGCGGCCTTTTTTCTCTTTCTGTCTAGCCTCTGGTCTGTTTTCTCACAAAACCCCTGGAGTCGATCCCGTGAAATGCAAACTGGTCCGCGTCATGCGGACCCATCCGCGTGATGAGTTCCCGGACGGCATCATGCCGATCGGGACCATCGTTTCCGACACGCCCGACGTCCTTTTATGGGTCCGCATGGGCATTGCCGAGCCGGCCGACGAGGAGTGTTCCGCCCAGCAGAACCAGACGCCCGAGCAGTGGCAGGCCGCCAAGCATGCCTATGACCGCGTCTCCGCCGGGATCATCCCGGAGGACTACGCGGCCTTCGACACCGGCATGATCACCGGCTATTACCCGGACGGCTCGCCGATCCCCGGTCCCAACGCCGTCGCGGAAGAAGAGTTTGAACTCGAGTCCGAGCTCGAACTGGAGCTGTTGGACTAGATCCAAACGCTAAACCGTTTTTCATCCCCTGTTCTCACCCTGGAGCCCCTTTCATGTCCGCCACCGCAGCCAACCAAGACATCCTCACCGGCATCGAAACCCTCTTCCCGCCCAGCCAGGCCACGCGGCGGCGTTACAAGAACGTGACGCTCCCCGTGAATGGCTTTACCCTCCGCATCCAGTCGCTCACCGAGCGCGAGAAATCCAACTACGAGGCCAGCGTCTGGAAGCCGGGAAAGACCGGCCAGGAAATGGATCCGGCGAAGATCAAGACCTCCGGCCTCCGCCTGGCCATCCTCTGCGTCGTTGACAGCGCGGGCAACCGCCTCCTCAACGACACGCACCTCGTGAAGATGCAGGACTGGGACGCCCTCGACACGGAGCATTTGCACAAGGAGTGCAACCGTCACGTCGGCATCGGCACCACGGCCGTCGAGGACCTGGAAAAAAACTGAGAAACGACCCGCGGCACAAGCTGGCTTACCGGCTTGCCTACGGGTCGGGGATTCTCGACGTGGAGGCCTGGCGCGAGAGTATCCCGCCGGAGATCTTTGACTGGTGGGAGGCCTACGATCGCCTCGAAGGCGAGCCGTACGCACGGATCGCGGAAATTCTCAAGCTCGGCTTCGCCACGCTGGCGAACTCGTGGGGCGCGAAGATCGCGCCCGAGGATCTCGAACCCGCCAAGTCGCACGATAGCTCAGCGGCCAAAGGCCCCGCCGAAGTGGAGCGCATGCTCCGCACGGCCTATGGGGGCTGATCCTTTTCACCTTTTGCCCGGCACCTGCCATGTCCACCGGAATCGGCGATCTTGTCGCGACCGTCTCGGCCAATACTGCGCCGTTCCAGTCGGCCATGTCGGCCGCCGGCAAGAAGGTCATCGAGTTCACCGAGAAGATCAGCCTCATCGGCGCGCCGTTGCGGCATATGGCCAGCGTGCTCGAAGAGACCGCCGGGCAGCTGCTTAACCTGGTCAACCCGGTCGAATGGCTCTCCAAGGGTTTTAACCTGCTCATGTACCCCCTCCAATGGTGCGCCCGGCAGTTCGAGGGCATCATGGACGCGGGGAAAGCGATCGAATCGTTCACGCGATTGGAAAACGCCACGGTTCGCCTCGGCGCGGCCATGAAGAATGCCGGCGGCGATATCGGCGTCACGCAGGCCAAGATCCAGGAAATGACCAAGGGCCGCGCGGGCGGCCTGGAGGGCATGACCACGCTGGTGGAATCGGGCCTCAAGGGCGGCAACCTGGAGGCCGCCTACGGATCGGCCAAGGACCTGGCGGCGATGATGGGCACCGACATGCCCACCGCGGCCAACATGCTCGGCACGGCGCTGGAATTCCCCGAGCGGGCCGCCCGCATGCTCCGCGAGGCCCACATCAAGCTCACGGAATCCCAACAAGAGGCGATCAAGACCCTGGCCGCCGTCGGCAACGAGGCGGGCGCGCAAGCGATCATCCTGGCCGCCGTACAGGAAAAGACCGAAGGCGTGGCCGACGCCATGCGCGGCACGCTGGGCGGCCAGATGAAGGAATTTTCCGGCACGATCGACCATCTTTCCGAGATTTTCGGCGAGGCCCTCAAGCCCACCATGGAGGCCGTCGTCGGGCTCTTCAAGGACATGGCCAAGTGGGTCGGCGACAACAAGGCCGCGATCCTCGCCTATGGCGATACCGCGGGGACCGTCTTCCGCAGCATCACGGAACCGCTGGAGACATTCATTTCCCTGCTCAAGTCGGGCGAGACCTCCTCGGCCATGCTCTACTTTCAGCTCCAGTGGGAAAAGCTGAAGGACACGATCACCAACATCATCGCCTATATCAAGGCCCAGATGAGCGCCGTCATCGGCAGCCTTGGCGATCAGCTCACGACGATCTTCAAGCCGCTCCTGGAAAGCCTCGACGGGGCCATTGACGCGGCTCACCAGACGATCAAGGACATCGAGGTCAAGGCCGGCCTCAACGTAGAGCACCACTGGTTCGTGCTCGACGACAAACTCAATCCGATCACGAAGTCAAATCTCGGGGCATCGATCGGCACGCGATCGGACCAGGACAAGCAGGCGGCCGCCCAGGCGATCGCCGACGCCGCCGCGCAGCTCATCAATCCCTCGGGCTCGGCGGCCACGCGGGCCGCGCAGGAGGCCTACAACAAGAGCACGGGCGCGCAGGGCATTGGCCTGCAGACCGGCGTCGACCTGGAAAACAAGATGGCCAAGGAAGCGTCCGACGCCTTCGCCAAGGCGAGCGTCAAGGAACAGGCCACGGCCGCCCAGGCTTTCGCCGCGGAGCTCGCGGACTGGAAGACCTCGCCGGTCAACACGGCCATCATGGAGAAGGAAAAAGAGGTCAAGGAAGCCAAAGAGGAAAAGATGGCCAACGGGCCCAACGCCCTGGAAAAAGGCTCCGCCGCCGCCTGGACCGGCATCCAGGACGCGATCAACGCACTGCATGCAAACGGACCGGCAGTCGAGACCGCGGAGAACACCAAGAAGATCGCC